AATATCAAATCAGATTTCAAAGTACAAGAACTTGCAGTTGGCAAAGAAAGTACAATTGAACTCTGCGTATGGCGCCCTTGGTAATCAATACTTTAGATTCTTTGACACTAGACAAGCAGAAGCAATTACTCTGTCTGGTCAACTTGCTATTCGCTGGATTGAAAAGAAGCTGAATGGTTATCTAAACAAACTATTGAAAACTAAGGATATTGATTATGTCATCGCATCGGATACGGACTCTGTATACGTCAATCTTGGTCCGCTGGTACATATGGTCTACGGATCGAAGAGTGAAACGAAAATTGAAACGATTGTTGATTTCGTTGACAAAGCGTGTACCGAAAAATTTGAACCATTCATCGACAAGTCATACCAAGAACTAGCAGACTACATGAATTCATTTGACCAGAAAATGCAAATGAAGCGTGAAGTGATTGCGAACAAAGGTATCTGGACTGCAAAGAAGCGATACATTCTAAACGTGTACGATTCTGAGGGTGTTCGTTTTGCAGAACCAAAGTTGAAGATGATGGGTATTGAAGCTGTCAAGTCTTCTACACCAATGTCGTGTCGTGATAAAATTAAAGAGTCTCTGAAGATTGTGATGAATGGTAATGAAACAGACTTTCAATCTTTCGTTGAAGCATTCAAACAAGAATTCAAAACTCTTCCATTCGAAGACATTGCATTCCCACGTGGTGTTAGTGAACTGTCTAAATATGTGAGTAGTTCGGAACTATATTCAAAGGGCACACCTATGCATGTGCGTGGTGCGATAATGTTTAATGCGTTTCTGAAAAAGTATAAACTGACTAAGAAGTATCAACTTATTCAAGATGGTGATAAGACTAAATTCTGTTACATGAAAGTTCCAAATCCCGTTCAAGAAAATGTATTCTCTATATTGACTGTACTGCCAAAAGAATTCAATTTGGAAAAGTACATCGACTATGATACTCAATTCGATAAAGCATATCTTGATCCATTAAAAACAATTGTAAACACAATTGGTTGGAAGACTGAACGTGTTTCTTCATTGGAAAGTTTTTTCGCATGACAACAAGAACAATACCCGCAGAATACCTAGCATTTAGAAAAGAAGATGATTTTGGATTTAGTGCTGTTGATGAATCGACACTAACTAGACTCACCGATCCAACTACGCTAGAAGATACCATCCTCGTTAGAGAAACTGTTGAACAATCTTCAGAATCACTACACCGAGTAGAAGAAAAATTAGATGCTATGTTGGCACTATACAATCAAGGTAAACTAGGACTTGATGCAGAACGCCAAAATATGACAACAGAAGTGAAAGCAAATCTAAAAGAGTTAGAACAACTCATCATGCCATTACTAGTTAACTTGATGAAGAATCCAGAAAAAGAATATATTTACTGGCCAAATCGCACTGCAAAAATTCAAGAACAAATTGATAAGGTGTTGACATTGACTAGAGGATAACTATGCTGTTTGCATTGATTACATTATTGAGTGCGATATCTCTTTCTGCTATTGCCGCATACTATTCAGTCATTGGCTTGATGGCTATCTTTGCGGCTAGTCCAATTCCAATTGCAATCATGGGTGGTGCGCTTGAGTTTTCTAAACTCATTGCCGCATCGTGGGCGTACAAGAATTGGAAAATCGCACCAAGATTTTTGAAGTACTATTTCACAGTAGCAGTTATGATTCTGATGTTCATCACATCATTGGGAATTTTTGGATATCTTTCTAAAGCACACAACGATCAAAGTCTTATCAGTGGTGATGTGTCTGCAAAAATTGCAATGATCGATGAGAAGATTAAAGTTGAGAGGGATAATATTGATGTTAATCGCAAAACGCTCAAACAGATGGATGAAGCTGTGGACCAAGTTATGGTTCGTTCAACAAACGAAAGGGGTGCAGAGAAAGCGGCAAGTCTACGCAAAGCCCAACAGATTGAACGTGGTCGCTTACTTAAAGAAATCGAAACGTATAACAACAGGATTTCAACTCTTAATGAAGAACGGGCTCCTATCGCCGCCGAAATTCGTAAAGTGGAAGCAGAGGTTGGTCCGATCAAGTATATTGCGGCACTAATCTATGGAGATAGCATCGATTCTAGTTTACTAGATAAATCTGTACGATTCGTTATTATTCTTTTGGTTCTTGTGTTTGATCCAATGGCAGTCTTGCTTGTTATTGCTGGTAACTTTTCATTGAGACAAGTAGCAAAAGAAAAAGAAGAAAAGTCTGGTGGATATGAAGTTGATATTCCACCAACTGAAGTTGCATCAAAACGAAAGAGAAAACAAAAAGTACAACAGCCCGTTGGCGATGAAAATTTAAATGCATCACTCATGGAACCCATACCCATGACGAAAGAAGAACTAGAAGAGTTTAAGCGCAAATACACAAGAGATGGTAGATCAAAGTATGCGGAGTTTGCAGAAAGGTAATTTATGAAAATTGGTTTTAATTGTTCGTCATTTGATTTATTTCATGCTGGTCATGTGACGATGCTAAAAATGGAAAAAAAGTTATGTGACTATTTGATCGTTGCGTTGCAAGTTGATCCTACTGTAGATAGACCTAGCACAAAGAATAAACCTGTACAATCGGTGTATGAACGATATGTTCAGTTACAAGCATGTAAATACGTAGACGAAATTCTTGTCTACCATACAGAAGAAGATTTAGCTAATCTCATTATGACGCAGACAATGCATATCAGATTTCTCGGTGAAGAATACAAAAACAAAGACTTTACTGGCAAACAATATTGCATTGAGAACGGAATTGAGTTATACTATCATGTAAGAAATCATAGTTATAGCACATCGGAACTCCGTAAGCGCACCTATGAGTTAGAGGTGCAAAAGAAAAGCGAACCCGATGTTACTGAGTATGAACAACATTCGCCAAAGTTATTAAACAAATATTATGAAGGAAAAACACAATGAGCAATTTTTTTACAGATTTAGTTGACCAACTGAAAGATGAAGACACAAAGATTTTATCTGACGGTGGTGCCTCTGCTGAGTATAGTGGATGTATTGATACAGGTTCATACGCATTGAATGCTGTTCTATCAGGCAGTATCTATGGCGGTGTTCCCAACAACAAAGTGACTGCATTCGCTGGCGAATCGTCAACAGGCAAAACATTCTTTGTGCTTGGCATTGTCAAACAATTTCTTGACGCAAATCCTGAAGGCGGTGTTATCTACTTTGACACAGAAGCCGCAGTTACAAAACAAATGATGGACTCCCGTGGTGTTGACACTAAGCGTGTCGTAATCTCCGAACCAGATACGATTCAAAAGTTTCGGCATACTGCATTGCAAATCATTGAGAAGTATCAAGCGCAACCAGAAGCGAAGCGTAAGCCAATGATTATGGTTCTTGATTCTCTTGGTCAGTTGTCTTCTACTAAAGAAATGGAAGATACTGCTGAAGGCAAAGAAACAAAAGACATGACTAAGAGTCAAATTCTCAAAGCAACATTCCGTGTATTGAATTTGAAACTTGCTAAGATTGGTGTGCCTTTGCTTGTAACGAATCACGTTTATGATGTTGTTGGTGCATACATTCCAACTAAAGAAATGTCTGGTGGTTCTGGCTTGAAGTATACAGCATCTACAATCGTTTACTTGTCTAAGCGTAAAGATAAAGATGGTACTGCTGTTATTGGTAACATCGTTCGTTGCAAGTTGCAGAAGTCACGTTTGACAAAAGAGAACTCTCAAGTTGAAGTGAAGATTACATATAGCACAGGACTTGATAGATACTTTGGCTTGCTTGAAATTGCAGAGAAATATGGCATCATCAAGAAAGTATCTACACGATATGAACTTGCTAATGGCACTAAAGTGTTTGGTAAGAACATCAACGAAGAGCCAGAAAAGTATTTCACACCTGATATCTTAGCATTGATTGACGAAGCGTGTAAAAAAGAATTCTTGTATGGACAAGATGGTGCTGAGAGCGTTGCTGATGAGGAAGAGTTGGAGTTAGTCAATGAAGATTGAAGAAACTTACGAAATTGCTGAAAGCGATATCAGATACAAAGATAAAGATGTTGTCGCTACTATTAAGATTACCGCTGGCGACTTCAAAGATACTGTATTTCATTTTGGCGAAATTAACTTTGCCGAAGAAGAAAATCCTGACGGAACCTATTCAATTGGCTTCAACTATGATATAATAAGTGAAGAACACAAAGAACTCAAAGGTAATGATGTATTTGAATCATACCTTGGTGAGGTTTTAAATGACTTGCTGAAACACGCATTAGACGAAGCAGAGAAAAGGTATAAGAATGAACTTGGAACAAAAAATACTCAAACACCTATTACTGGATGAAGAGTATACACGAAAAACATTACCATTTATTAAAGGTGAATATTTTCAAGAATCGTCAGAAAAACTTTTGTTCGATGAAATTCAAACTTATGTAAACAAGTACAATACAATGCCAACGAAAGAAGCGTTGGTCATTGAGATTGATAAGAGAGTGAACTTAACAGATGACCAGCACAAGAAAACAATTTCGCTTGTCAAACAAATCACAATCGATCCTGAAGTATCAGACACTAAATGGTTGATTGATGCGACAGAAGATTTCTGCCAAGAAAAAGCTATCTACAATGGCATTATGCAGAGCATTCAGATTCTTGATGACAAGAATAAGAACAATGCAGAAAAACTTGATAAGGGTTCGATCCCTAAAATTCTAGCAGATGCGCTTTCTGTTTCTTTTGATAATCACATCGGTCACGATTTTATTGATGACGCAGAAACACGATATGACTTCTATCATAAAGTTGAAAGACGAATCCCATTCGACCTCGACTATTTGAATCGAATCACTAAAGGTGGACTTGCAGAAAAATCTTTGAACATTGTTCTTGCTGGTACTGGTGTTGGTAAATCTTTGTTCATGTGTCATTGTGCGGCAGCCAATCTAACGATGGGTAAGAACGTTCTTTATATCACAATGGAAATGGCTGAAGAACGTATTGCAGAACGTATCGATGCTAACTTGATGAACGTTGAACTCGACAGACTGATTGGTATGCCTAAAGAAGCATACTTGAAGAAAGTTGAAACTCTACGTGAGAAGACTAAAGGCAAGCTAATCATCAAAGAATATCCAACCGCTAGTGCAAACGTAAATCACTTCAATCATTTGTTGAATGAGTTGAAATTGAAACGACAATTTATTCCTGATATCATCTACATTGACTATCTGAACATTTGTTCTTCTGCACGTATGAAGATGGGTTCTTCTATTAACTCTTACACATACATCAAAGCGATTGCAGAAGAGTTGCGGGGTCTTGCAGTTGAACATAAACTTCCAATCGTATCGGCTACACAAACAACCAGAAGTGGTTACACAAACTCTGACGTTGGTCTTGAAGATACTTCAGAATCATTTGGTTTGCCAGCTACAGCAGACTTGATGTTTGCTTTGATTTCAACCGAAGAACTTGCAGACTTGAATCAGATTATGGTCAAGCAGTTGAAGAATCGATATAGTGATCCAACAACAAACAAACGTTTTGTGATTGGTGTTGACAGGGCGAAAATGAAACTGTATGATGCAGAAGAGTCAGCGCAGACTAACATTTCCGACAGTGGACAGATTGAAGACGATAAACCAGTGTTTGATAAGTCTGGATTTGGCAAAAGAATGCAGAAAAACAGAGATTTTGGCAATCTAAAGGTTTAATTTCATAATGTGAAATACCAGTCTTTTCACTAAATATATGTTGACAGGATACCATAAATGGTGTTATAATAGACATAAGATAGGAAAAAGATATGAAACTCAATCTAAGGTCGAAAGGTGTCACATTGACACCAAAAGAACGAAAATTCCTGAAGATGGCTACGCATTTTTATGCAAGTCGTTTGATGACTGATAGGTTGTCAAATACATTAGAAATCAATGTAAACGTCATAAAAGATTTTTATACGAAAAACAAAATACTTGGTGAAGCGTTTCCTAAAGATGATGTTCTAGGAATGCCAAGCAATAAGCAGTTTGTAATAAATTTGGAATGGAATAAACTTGGCAAGCGTGTTCTACAATGTCTTGCACATGAAATGGTTCACGTTAAGCAATACGCTAAAGGTGAATTAAAATTCCATGAAAAAGGGAACTTGGTAACGTTTCAACGAGAACAATACCAAGGTGATGAATATTGGGAATCATTATGGGAGATTGAAGCATATGGACGTGAAGTCGGACTCTATCAAAAATTTAGACCTACTCTTAAACTACTTAAAAAAGAAATTTGAAATGATTAAAGTTACAGAATGGTACAACTGGATTGTACGTCAGTTCGGTGAAATCTGTGGTTGGATTGGATTGATTTTAATTCATGGCTCTACAGTACCAGTAACGTACTTAGCAATTAAAGGTGAACCTACAGTATTGCCTCCATTAAGTATGGTTGTACTTATTTGGTCTGGACTATTGCTATTCTTTATTCGGTCTGCTATAATGAAAGATAAGTTATACATGCTATCGAATGGCATTGGCTTTTTCTTGCAAAGTATTATGTTAGCA